AATATTATATCGGATGGCCGCCACGTGTGCGAACGGGATTGAGAGTTCTATAGAGGGTTCTAGTATATATTGTTCACCAGTCACCAAAACATATAGACAGTTTTGAGAGGAGCTCGATTGGTGACTCGCTCTTATTTACAAGTATGCCACAACGAGAGCTCCGTCTCCAGTAATACCAGGACGATTTTGCATAACCAACTGAACAATAACAGCATAACATAAACATGTAATTAACCGAGGGCAGTAAGAGAAACAAAAACCCTAATTTAAATTTCCCTTCACATTTATTATTTAAGCTATTAACAAATCAAGAAAACTAAAACCACTCACAAAAAGCATACCCAAACATGTGAGTGTCTATAAAAGGATGAACACTATCATAGATCAACAAAGAACTTCGATATCCTTCCTTCTAGTTTTCTCTGAAAACATTTTGATTTTCTTTCCTGGGTTCATCCTGTTTTCTTGAATTTCATAGACAAATCCTTTCGTCTCGTCATAGGGTTTTTGTCTGGAGCCGTTTCGCTGCGCGGCCATTTATTTATAAATGGAATCTCAGTTAGCAAATCCTCCCAATGCCTTTAATTATGTAGAGTCTCATAGAGATGAATATCAGCTATCTCATGATCTGACTGAGATAGTATTGCAATTTCCTTCCACAACATCTCAATTAACAGCAAGACTCACTCGTAGTTGTATGAAAATCGACCACTGCGTCATAGAATATAGGCAACAGGTACCCATAAACGCCACAGGATCAGTAATAGTGGAGATTCATGACAAAAGAATGACAGACAACGAATCACTACAGGCATCATGGACATTTCCCATCAGGTGCAATATAGATCTCCACTATTTCTCAGCTTCATTTTTCTCGCTCAAAGATCCAATACCATGGAAACTCTATTACAGAGTTTCAGATACAAATGTTCATCAACGAACACATTTTGCCAAGTTCAAGGGAAAACTGAAGCTGTCCACCGCAAAACACTCAGTAGATATACCGTTCAAGGCACCAACAGTCAAGATCCTGTCCAAACAATTCTCGAATAGGGATGTCGATTTTTCTCATGTCGATTACGGAAAATGGGAAAGGAAATTGATACGGTCCGCATCATTGTCGAGATATGGACTTCAAGGCCCAATAGAACTAAAACCGGGCGAAACTTGGGCCACCAGAAGTACAATAGGATTGTCGCATGCGGATGCGGACTCGGAAGTGGAGAACGCAATCCATCCATACAAAGAATTGAATAGATTGGGTCCAAGCGTCTTAGACCCAGGTGACTCAGCTTCAATAGTTGGGGCACAAAGGGCCCAATCAAACATAACAATGTCAATAGCCCAATTAAACGAGCTTGTGCGATCGACGGTCAAGAATGCATAAACAACAATTGTAATCCTTCACAGCCAAAAAATTTGAAATAGAAATTTAATTTTTTGCATTATCAAATATAAACTGTCATAATTTAACGATCACCCAACATAATCAAGATCAAAAGATACAAAACTAGATGCCTTAGACACAATTTCGGACATCCAGCAATAATAAACTAATAGGGCGTTTTTCAAAATATTGTCATAGACGCCATTACAAGAGTCATGATCAATATCCTTAAATGTAGACCAACAATTAAAACGCCTATTAGATAGAGTAACCGCTCCTTCCACGTCCATCATTGTCGTATCTTTCTCAACAGATACAACACGTTTGTACACATGTCGTATGTAGAAACGGTCTTTCAACGATGGAGATATAGTCAGATTACCATGACTATGAATCCTTGCACCAAATAATTCATCAAATGTGTGAAGGCATCCAGACGCTCCTAGGTGGGGTTTGCGATCGACAACAATAACCATCGAAAATACGCCTTCAATCTTAGGGGATAAACCGTCCATGTTCACATCAGCATAAACACGTTCTATCTTAACCGTGCCTTTGAAACGTAGACGTTTCAACTTAATATACGACCTGCTACGATTAGGTCCGGTTTTCCCCAGACAAGGATAATTAATAAATGTAGAAATAGCGTTGTTATGAGACATAACAAACTCTGGACCAAACTGATTCTCATGTAAACATTGGTTAAACATTTTCGGTTCGTCATACACCTTGTTTGCTTGACTGGATCGACGTTTGGAATCAGTTCGTTTAACAGCAGCAACACGTCTATTCATATGATTACGGGAATAAGATCGACGTTGAGAGTAAGACCCGCCGCGTCTATATTTTAACGAAAACATAATTTTATGCTGCTGTTAAAATACTCTTTTTTAACTCATAACAAATTTATAGGCATAAATTTCTATACTCATGAATAAGATGACACACAATTTGAATTTTGAATGGTCCACGTGTAAATAAGCACAAACAATATAAGCGCACTGAACATAGACATGTGACCAACAATATAGGGACCGCCACAATAATTCAAAATTCAAATTCATATACGAGAGGTTTATCGAACGGTTAAAAAAGAGCCTTGAAAATTGAGAAAAAGAATTGGGCACCATCAAAAGAAGAGCTGAGTCACTTAAGCGCCACGTGAGATGGTACGGCAAAGGGGTGTCACCAGCGCGGCCATCCGGT